TGAGGTCAGAAGCCGTCAGACGGTTGCTGTTGGTACCACCCGAGACCAGCGGATGCGAGGCCGAGAACAGAGCCTGCCCGTCGCCACCAGCATAGGTGGACGAGAAGCCATTGTTCAGGACCGAAGCCGCCTTAACTTGCTTCGTGTACGCCATAGCGCGAGCAAGAGCCTTCGTATAACGCTTGCTGAGCGAGTCGTACAGGTTGTCTTCAACCGCCTCTTCCGTGATGGAGAAGCCGAGAGCAATCGTCTCGTGGTTGTAGCGAGCAGTCCATGCTTCCTGCGCGTTGTCATACGCAATCGCAGCACCTTCGGCCTTCACCGGAGCGGCGCTGAAACCAGAAAGCTTGGTCTCTTCTTCGAAGGAACGCTCGGAGGTCTCAGTCTCGTAGATCTCCTTGTGCTCTTCGCCATAGGTCTTGTACTCAAGGCCGAACAGGGCATTCAAACCCGGAAGGAGTTCCTTGAGCAGTTGTGCACGTGAAATAGCCATGTCTTAGAACTCCCCTATTAAATGCCAGTCGGGTTGTTGTAAGCGTGACCACCCAGAACCAACGAAGTATCGGAAATATACGGAGCATTGAATTTCACGATAACTTCGGGGTAGTAGGTCGTACCGCTCGAAACAAACGCCGTGTCTTCGACCACATCAACGATGCGAACCGGCAGTGAAAGAGTCGTGCTGGCCGAAGAGACCAGAAGACCCTGCTGCGAATCGCCCGAAGAGGTATCCAGCGTATTGGCTACGAGAGCCACGTTGTTGCCAACGTTTGAATACGTGAAACCGCCCGTGGTCGAAACGACAAGCGAAGCCGTCACACCCACAGCCTTGAACAGGGTGTTCGGGTCATCAGCCACGTACGCAAGAATATACGTATTAGCCTTGACCGAAGTGCCCGAAGTCCACTGCTGCGAATAGGTCGGCTGACCCGTCACAGAAGAAACAAACGTGCAACCCAAGAACACGCCAGCAAAGCCAGCGGCAGGGGGAGTCGTCGTTTCCGTACACACAACAATGGTGCCGTCCGATGCGAACTTCACCGGATCGCCAAAGCCGATGCTACCAGCACCGGAAGCGATACGCCGCTGACGAGTCGAACCGGCAAACACCTGCCCACCGATCAGATTGATCGGCTTCAAGCCATACGGCTTGTCAACAGTAGGATATGCCATTGATCACTCCAAAAAGATGAATTTATTTACCCTTGCCAAACGAGACCGTCGTCTTTCTCTCGTTAAAGAGTGGCATACGTTCGTCGTTCAGCCTCATAAAGTTGTTATCTACGGACTGGATCTGAGCCTTGGCTTGCATGGCGTAATAATCGTCACGCTGCTTCATAAGCTCTTCCGGTGCCTTACATAACAACAAGCCTCCGATCTCAATATTCCCTTTGTATTTGGAATTTGGATCGGCGTGATGCATCAACTCCGGATGATCTTCAGCCTTTACAGGCTCCCAACCTTCACGGAATTTTGCGGAGGTATTCTGTGGGTCAGCCTGACCCATAGTACTGGTCCGGATATATCGAAAGACCCAACCCGGCTGCGGCGCAGGGGCCGGTAGCGTCTGAGGCGGGGTCCATACTTTATTGCGCTGCGCGGATTCCCGATTTTCGAGTTCACGTGCGAGTCTATTCTCAGCCATTTTAGTTAATCTCCAGTTTCATTAATTCACGTGCGTACTGTTCATTGCTCAAGCCAAGTTTCTTGGCAATTGCAACTTGAGTCGGTGTCAGGCGGACCTGACGCGGCGCGGTTCCCCGCGTGACCGGAGCCACTACATTGGCTGGTTTTGTGCGAGCGGGCTTTTCAGCCTCCCTCGTTTGAGTCGGCTTTTCTTCCTCTACTTCTTCGTTGAAGTAGTCTGGGAAACGCTTCCTCATCGTCGCGTTAACTCGGTCGTAATAATCGTCGCTACGCGGATCGACTCCAGACCGGACCAATTTTTCATGCAGTCCCAAAGCGAGGGCGGTCATTTCCTCGTCTGCACCAAACCACGGATTTTTCTCTTTCCATGCTTCGGCCTTCTGGTCGATAGCAGATTGAGATGCCGGGGGCGCTTGGTACTGTTGGGTCGGTTGTACTCCTGATCCCTCTTCTTGTAAAGAGGGTTTAAAATTCTCGTACTGTTTAATACGAAGTTTGGCTTCCGTCAGGGCTTCCTGTGCATCGGTAATTTTTTCCGCATCTCCAGCTTCGTACGCCTGTTTCAGGCGCTCCTTGGCTACTGCCAAATCATTATTAGCAGCCTTGGAAACTTCTTGGATATACGCTTTTTCGCCATTACCCAACCGCTGTTTAAGCTGTTTAATTTCCTGCTCACGGATAGTGGCAAATCGAATAGCTTCCTCGCGTTCACGCAAGGCGGCTTCCTTAGCACGACGCTCGTCATGCCAAACCTTTTTCATCTGCCCAAGACGTTTTTTAACCTTGTCGGAATATTCATCAAGGTCGTCATTTTCTAGCTCGTCCACCATCTCCTTGGGCAGCGGCTTACGACCCCGGTCTTCGGGAGGGGTATCGTCCTCAACCTTGACCTCAATATCGTCAGTAACTTCTTGCTTAGCTTCGGGTTTTTCCTGTTCGTCAGGAAACTTAAATTCTTCGCGTTCAACAGCCATGTTTATTTACCTCACGCTCTGCGGATTCCACGGGGGTCTTCGACCACCGCTTCCACCGTGTCGTCGTTAATGATGCGGAACTCACGCCCGTGGATCACCACACGGGTGCCGGAATAAGGACGAGTCAAAACAAAATCCCCCTCCTTGCACCACGGACCGTTGGGAAACCGATCTTTATCTTGATAGCAAAGGTCGCCCAGTTTTACGACGAACAAAACCACCGTGGTCTGCTCCTCGACTCGCTTGGTGTCCTCCGCTTTTAGCAGCCCTCCCTCAAACTCCTCCTCTACATGCGGAACCGCACATAGCATCCGGTAGCCTTTCGGCTCTGGCAGGAGTTTGGCTTTAGCAGCCTCTTCCTGCGTTTTTTGAACGTCGATATTGCTCATTCTTCATCGATCCTTTTTGCAAGGTCTTTGATGTGATTCTTTGCAAGGTCGAGACCCTGTAACGCCCCGCAAAGTCGTTTGTATTCACCCTCGTCCAACTTACCTTGGATCAAGGTTTCAACGATCAATGTGCGCTCCTCTTGGAGTTTCGAATCCAAGTATTCAAGAGCGTTGGAATAGCCCATTTACTCCTCCTTATTGACAGGCATGACTGGTTTAGCTACCGCCTGTTTACGCCGAATGTCGGCATCGTCTTGCGCCTTGCCTATATCAAGACCAAGGCGTACTCCTTCAATTTGCTGCTTGGCAGACAATGCAGCCTTATCTTTCTGAATATCGACGCCGAGACGCGCTGCCTCAAGCTGCTGACGCCCAGAAATCTCTGCCTTGCGAAGCTCCAACTCGTCGGCCTTGGCCGCAGCGTCCATGATGTCTTTCTGCTGCTTGCGTTGAATCTCAGCCTGTTGCATCTGTGCTTCGATCTGCATCTGCTGCGCTTTGGTCTGCGCCTGAAGCTGCTTGATCTGCAAGTCCATCATCTGCATCTGCACAAGCGGGTCTTGCATCTGCTGAGCGTTTTGTTGCATCTGCATTTCTGCGGTGTCCTTCTGGAGCACCCGTGCGGCAGCGGCTGCTGCCAACTGCGACAACTGCGCCTCAAACTCAGGCGGCAGGTCGTACTCTTCACGATCATCTTGCGGCAAGGGCGGCAACGCCGCGCCAAGCTGTTTCTCAATCTCACGGCGATACTGGAACGCCACGTGCTCCATGATGTGCGCCTGAAGTGCAGCCGTAATCTGCTGCGCCATCGGGTTCTGCCCGATCATCTGAGCAATATTCGGATCTTGTCCAAGCGCCATGTGGATAGAAATATGCGCTTCGTGATCTTGATACATAAACGCTTTGAGCGGCTTACCCGTCATCGCATCCATATTCTCAGTAATGGGATCACGCGGCTTGGAGTCACTCGGCAACGGCACAAGCTTGTCCGCATTCTTGATACCCAGCGTCTCGATCATCTGCCGATGCAGATAAGGCAAGTCATAAAGCTGCGGAGCCGTTTGGGAAAGCTGAAGGACGGCTTGATACTGCACCACCTTCTGCGACATCGTTGCCGCATTCGGATCGGCTACCGGAATGACATCGACATCATCGTAGTCCGACTTCTTCGCGCTAGCCTTGCCAACCTCTGGCTCGTAGCTATATTCGTCTGGCGTATTATCTCGAATGATTGCAGCAAGAAGCTTGAACTCCTGCTTCATCGCGTAATAGATACGCGCCTGAATTGCTGTCATTACCTTCAGAACGCGCTCCAACACGGCAAGCGTAGTGCCAACCGGAGCCTGATTGGACATGTCGCTAATCTTGAGATCAGACACCGCAGCAAAACGGCGTCCTTCTTCAACGATCTTGTCCATCAAAAGCGATAGCGTCTGACTCGGTTCCTTATATGGCAGCGGCAGAATATTGTCGCGGATCGCACCTGACGGTACGTCTACATCTCGGAATTCTCCGGGTGCAATCGGTGTATCATCTCCCTTAACTCGGAGTCCTCGGGATTTAAGTCCGCCGGGCAGGTTACTAAGGGTTCCTGCATCGACCAGTTGGCGAAGGAGCGACGTTGCAGCTTTACTGTGTCCCCCAATAAGGTGAATAAGTCCGAAGTAGTAAAATCCAAATCCCGGTATGTACCCGTAGTGGACGAAGTGCTGCCTCTTTGTCTTGAGCTTGTCGTCTTCACGCCAATTTCTCCTAATTGCAAGGACTGTCCCCGTACCCTTCTCTATCGTCACCACGTAAGGTAGTGCGATTCCCGTCTCGTTATTATCGTCATCGACATCCGGATAACCCGGCAGATCAATGTTTACGTGCATCTCCAAAAGCTGGAACCGGTCGTCCATCGAGGCACTGAAGCCTTGATCCTCGGCCTTTTGCTTCTCCACTTCATCCATCGTGCGAACCGGATCACCCAAGTCGATGTCCCGGTAAAAGCCTGCATATTGCAGCTTGATCAACTCATTCTTGGTCTTACGCATCCGATGCGTAACACGATCCGCTGACTCCAGATTCGGTGCACCGTAAGGCACGATGATATCTTCAGCAGGAATATAGACCGCAGTTTGCCGATCCAATGACGGGTCAAAGTACACCTTCTTGAAGGCGTTACCCGCCAAGGCCATGCTAAGCAACATCCGCTCATGCTCTGGGCGGTACTCCTTCATCACCTCGGTCAACTGATAATTCATGTCATCTGCGACACGGATCGAAGCGTCTTTCTTCTCGGGGGTTTCCTTGCCAATAATCTTGGTCTTGACCGGACCCATTGCCGGGAAAGTCTCGATAATGGTCTCAGACTGAAACTTGACTGCGCTCTCCATAAGAAGCGGGTGGAACACACCACACGCACCCGGCCACGGCTCAGTCCTTTCTTCGTATCGAATGCCTAGAATCTTCAGACCTTTAATGTAGGTATCCAGCCAATCTTTGCGAGAAGCCAAGTCCTGTTCGTACTGGCCGATGAGTTCGCCTGCCAAAGAGCCAAGCTCCCCCTCACTCATAAAGTCAGCAAGGTTGGCGTCGAAGTCCTCTGCACGAGGTTCTTCTTTACTCAACTCAATCATCATCCCATCAACGCCGATGCGAACCTCTTCAGGGTCCACGATCTCAATCTCAATCGGCTCGGGGGGAGCAAGAGCTTCAAGACCCAACGGAGCCTGCATCAAACTTTTATCAACAGCCATCTAAATTCTCCTAGTAATAGCCTTCACGCTTGCGCTTAAAGTAGCGCGTAGGCTCCGGTTCATCACTTGCCAGTCGCAAAAAGCCGCCCCGTCGATAGCGAAGCAACGCTTGGGTCATTGAGTCCACCAAGTCGTCATGCTCGCCAGAGGGGAAACTCGCCACTTCCTCGACCAGTTCCTCGGCCCAGTGAGTATTAGGAACCCAAACCCGTCCGGATGCAAACATGTCCGCAACCGCATTTAACCGTGCAATCTTGTCGTTTCCCTTGGAAGGGGTGAACTCCTGCACCGGTATACCCATGGCACGAAGCTCAAATATGAGGGGACTGCCCGCTGCCTTGGCTTCAATAATGATGCTATCGGGGTTCCAATACTTAAACTCTTCGTACGCCGCTTCCTTTAATTCAGGAAACTCCATGCGCTTCTTAAATGCATTGAGGAGGATGATATTACTCTGCATTTTTCCCGTGTCGTCAGGATGCTCAAACACACCCCACGTGGTGCAGGCTGAATAGTCAGCGCGTTCTGACTTGAGAAATGCCGTATCCCAAGACTGGATTGTGTAACTACAGAAAGGCGGTCCGTCTTTATCCCAGACCTGCCACCATTCACGCTTAACTATGGCTGATACGTCAGAGGTCGGCTCTTGCTGATACTGAGCCATCCATTTGCCATTCGGCAGTTCCTGCCGCAGCGCCTCAAGCTCTTCAATAGCCCAGAACTCAGGCCAAAGTGCTTTGCCGGAGGGTAAAATAGCCGGGAACTCAATGACTTCCCACTCTTCTCCGGACCTTTGGGCCGCTGCTTTGAGCACTTGCCCTGTCAAATCCTTCTTACTCCACCGCGTCATGACGACAACGATGGCTCCGCCCGGCTGAAGACGCTGACGAGGCCCGGATGTGTACCACTCGTAGGTCTTGTCGTAGATCTCGGGGTTAGTCTCGGCTAGGGTTGCCTCTTGTTCCGAGTGAGGGTCGTCAATAATGAGGAGATCAGCACCTTTACCCGTAACTGCACCACCAACACCGATTGCAAAATACTCTCCTGCATAGTTAGTGGCCCACCGGCCAGCAGCTTTAGAATCAGCTTGTAGTGCAACTTGCGGAAATATGTCTTTATAGCGGTCGGAATCCACCAAATTACGTACTTTGCGTCCAAATCCCACCGCCAATTCTGCTGTGTGAGAGGTCTGAATGATCTTTTTGCCCGGAAACCTGCCTAAAAACCAACTCGGCAGCAAATAAGACGCAAATTCTGACTTGGTATGGCGGGGTGGCATATTAATAATGAGCCTTTTGACCTCCCCATTAGCCACTTTCTCAAAGGCACGAGCCATTTTCTCGTGGTGCCTGCCATTAATGAAGTTGGGCCACACGTATTTAACGTAAGCCATGAAGTCTGCGGAGGCTTTTTCCTGCGTTCCGACCTTTCTTGCCTCGGCTAGTAGCTGCCCAACCTTCTGCTGAAGCTCGGGGGGCATCGTCGCCAGACGTTTTTCAACGTCAAGAAGGAGTGCTTGATCCACTATTGATGCCCAGTTCGGTATCTAGGTCTATTTCTGCAAGGCTTGTTGGCTTTTCGTCTTCAACTACAGCGTATTCGCCGTCATAAAGCTCCAAGGTTTTGCGTAGTTCAGTCTCAATGTCCTTGACTGTACGCTGGGTAATCGTGACATCGATGCGGTCTGAGAACAGCCCAACCCCAGAGATCTTTCCCAGCATCTCCAAAGCCTTTAGTCGAGTGCGCGCATCTGCATCCGCAGAGTCCAATATCAGCTTATTGGTAACGTAATTACGCAGCCTGCGATGTACGTCCAGTACTTCCCGATCAAACTCGGAAAGAATTGCGTTTACGTGCTTAATTGCCCCCGGCGTTATGTCTTTTGCGGGGGGTATGGTGTTTGTAGAGACCGCCATGTGGGATTCGGCACGGTCAGCATCCGTAACTTCGACCTGAAGCCCATGACTCTCCAACTCCTCAACTGTGTTGAGTAGAGCCTCGGCTTTTGCGCGGAAGTCGTTTAGCTCTTCCGGAGTTGTATCAAATGGGAACGGAATCCCCAGTTCTGGCGTTGCAACAACCGGCATAACGGTGCCTGTGATGTCGTTGCGCGGAATATACAGAACATTTTAAAAAATACAAATATACCCCCGGTAGGTATGGAACCAGATTAAGTGACGGGGGGTGTTTATATATACAGGGGGTGGGGGGTCGTCTGGACCGATTTTAAAAAATGGGAATTTGATGTGCAGATCATAGAGCAATACAGGCGCGCGGGACTCCGAATGCACAGCGGGGGGCGGCGGGGGAGTGGGGTGCTCGGTTTCGTAAACAGATGTTTATACTTACAAAGTCACAAACAGTTGACTTTCCTGTAAGAGTGTGCCATACTCTTATCACGGTAAGCGATATGGGTCGCGCCGAACTAGAGGGTAGGTTATGTGCAACGCATTAGTATCCGTTCAATTCCCGCGCTATGAAACGCGCGTAACTGCAACGCCGTCCGGCAAAGTCAAAACCGAACAACAGCAAGTAGGTTTCGATTGTGTAAAAGTCCGTTGCGGATACGCGCTAACAGAATCGGAAAAGGCTAGCGGATATCGTAGCGTCGACCCGTATGGGCGCGCTATTCGGTGCGATGAACATGCCTATTCATAAACAACTGTTTACACAAGAGGTATGGGTATCATGACAAAGTCAGCAGTTATTCCCGAAATTTTCGCAGCAGTCGGCGCGGCTATCGACGCCGAGAACAAGGCAAAAGGCAAGTGGATTGCACTCAAGGTGCCAGTTGCTAAGCACTACGCAACCCGCGAAGGTTTTGTTGCGGTACGCGCCCAATTTATCGCGGACTACATTCTGCCCAATATGGGCAAAGATGATGCAACGGGATTGCCTTGCGTCGATTTGATGGCGTTAGAATTGCCGCGCAAAGGTACAAAAGTCTATAACCAAAAAATCGCGGAGAACGCCGCCTATGAAAAAGAGCATGCCGCACTCCGCGCGGCTCGCATAATTGTCAATGCAAAGTCGGGAGAATATTGCACTCGAGTGGAGAACTACACTTTCGGGGCTGTCGAAAAACCCGCCGATAGCACTCCCCAAACCCCCGAGACAAAGCAGTCTAAGTTGCTAAAAGCAGTTTCGGCGTTACTCGAAAAAGTTCAAAAAGACGAAGAACCGACTTACAACCACAAAGAGGTTGTGCGCGGGTTGCAGATTGCCGCGAAAGGTTTAGCCTAACCTAACCCGTCCGGCTTACCCCGCAAGGTGCATGCACCTTGCGGGTTTTTTTTTGGTTTGTCAAGCCTTTTTTTTTAAGGCAACTATCATCCCGAGGGCGCAGCGTCCACGCAGCGGCCATTCCATGTTTCAAATGTTTCATTATGTTTCATCATGAGGGAACAGACCTAAGTCCTTGATTTTATTAGGATAACTACCCTTATTTTATATAATGTTTCAATGTTTCATTAATTTATACCCCCCTAGGAAATTTTAACTTTTTGCGCTCACGCACCCTGCTCAAAGGGGCTAATCCGCGAGTGCCTAAAACGCATAAAAAACACGAAACTTGGGAACATCGGAAATTTAACGCCGTAACACGTTGATTCATATAGCCCCTGCACAGAAATTGTCCTAAAAAACTGACCGAAACTTCTGAAACATTACGTTTACCGCACACAACGAACCAACATGTAAACACATGTTTATAGATGATTAGAGGGGGCAAATACTTGACATTGTTGTAATAGTTTGATATAATGTATCTACAATGGGAACTACGCGAAAGAGACTTGGACGTTGTGGGTATTGCGTAGCACTACATGAGGTTGAACGTCCTGCATCACCCGTCCGCGTGGGGGCGGGTGTAAGAACAAGGTTAAGAGCCACCCACGCTTTTATAAACACCTGTTTACATCTTTATGGGAGTGCATCATGACCGAAAACGACAAGGCACTATTCGCCGCTGCCATGCAGGGGGTCACGCCCACCAAGCAAACCGACCGCATACCTTATGCGCGTCCGACTCTCCATCTGCCTAAGCGCAAACCCACTAAACCCACACGACGCACGTGGATCGACGCCTACCCCGCAGCGTTCTGGTCGTACAAAGGCTGATTCATAAACACCTGTTTACAGGAGTGCATCATGAGTGAGTTCTGCTGCATCAAGTGCAACGCACCAGTCAATCCCGCCCGTTGGGAACTGGGCTACAACATCTGCATGCGTAAGGAGTGCGCGTACCCGCCACCGACCCGCACCATTATTGCCCCGCACAAGCAGGGTTACATGGCCTACAGCGCCGACGCTGCGCGGGAACTGCTACGGCATCTAAACAAACGAGCCAATTCATAAACACATGTTTACAGGAGATACGACGATGATCCTGCCGCCCCGAACCAAGTTCTACGGATGGGATTACCGCAAGCAGCAGGAACTGCGAATGACTGGCAAGGAGTGGCATATCTATGCCAAGCGTGACGATTTCAAAACCGAACGAGGTTCAGACGCAGCGTGGGGTAACTCATGCGAAATCTGGCTCGACGGCACCAACCAAGCCCGCAAGGGCAATTCATAAACACATGTTTACAGGAGTGCATCAGATGGCAAGCATCGACTGGGATGACGACAACGAGTCTGGCCTGTACGAACCAGACGACTACGAGATCCTGCAAGAACTTTACACGCAGGAGCGGATGGCAAACGAGTTCCTGATTGACCGACTGAAAGCCCTTGCTTCAGCGCCGCCCGATGCAGCGTTGCTAGGCATCCGCGAGATCCTGCAAAACGGCTACATGTATTTCGATCAGCAAATCTCATGGGACAGGCCGAGCATCAAGAGTCTGGTACCCATGCCCACACAACTGGACATGTTTGAGGAGGAATATCCGTGAAAACTAAATTCACATACGAGGAAGTCAAAGCGCACTACGAGTCCATCAAGCCCATCCGTGGGCGGGCCGTGGAGATTCGACCCTGCGGTAGCCGCCGCAAGGACTGGCAGCAGATCGTCAAGCACGACGACGGGAGTTATTCGTACAGTCTGTACCAGACCGACTGCGTAACCTTCAAGCCCGACGACACCATCATCATATCTGCCAACTACCCAGACCGAGGCGTAAACTGGCACACGCCATGCACAGGCGAGTTCATCACGGCATGGTCGCCGTTCTACGCATACAAGCGCCACAACGTGTTGTGGGTATCCATATATAACACCAAGGTGCCGTTGGTGAAGCCTCTTGTGATCAAGTACGTGCGAGAACGTACCGATGTGTTCACCAATCCGTACGAACCAGAGTATCAGAAGTACTACGTCAGGCAGATCAATCGGGCAAGGGCCAAGGAATCCCGTAAAGACTTTGAGCCGTTCCTGCGTTGGCTAAAGACGTTCCTGAGCATGTCGGACGGGTGGGTTAATTTCGAGACCCTCGAAACAGTTCGCAAAGATTTACCTAAACTTGTTCGTGCGTTCGATGACCCGAAAGAGATCATCCGTGACGTGCAGCGGGACGTTACCAACATAGATAACTACCTTGCAATTCTCGCTAACTTGATTGAGCGAGCAACGGGGCAAGCCTATTACGAGATGCGTCAGGCTACAACTTTGAATCCGCAAAACTCACGATGGGCGCGAGACTATCGGTTCAAGTACGAGACGCTGCGTAAGCATCTATACAAGCGACACGACGAGGTGTGTCCTGAAATCTTTGATGCTGTGCCTGTCATTCCCGATGACAGGGAGCGTATGAATGTGATCAAGCAAGGAGACGCAGCGCGCCAATACATAAAAGGCGTATTGACTTGACTTTAGTGTAAACATTGTTTATAATATCTCTAACAGTTTGGTAAACAACAACGGAGTGCAACATGTTATCTACAAGTATTTCATTGGAAGAGTTCGCGTTGTCGGTCGCCACGGCAGGCAGCAAAGTCTGCTTCATAGGCGAGGGCGAGATGGGTATTGGCAAGTCAGCCATGCTCTACAAGATTGCCGAGATGCTACCGACACATATCCCTGCGTACATCGACTGCACGTTGCTCGACCTTGGTGACTTTGCGTTGCCGTACACGGTCGAGGAAAACGGCATGAAGGTGACTAGGTTCGCGCCAAATGCTCGATTCAGATTCCACGAGGGCAAGCCCGTCATCATCATGCTCGACGAGATCGGCAAGGCTATGAAGTCGGTCAAGAATGTCCTGCTTACTTTGATGAACGAGGGACGCATTGGCGATCATTACTTGCCCGATGGCAGCATTGTGTTCGGCACCACTAATCTAATGGGCGAGGGCGTTGGTGACTTACTTGAGCGGCATGCCCGCAATCGTGTGTGCATGGTACGCATCCGCAAATCGACAGCCGACGAGTGGGTGGACAACTACGCTATCCCGAGAGGGTTACTGCCCGAGGTCATCGCATGGGTAAAGCAGTTCCCACATTGTATGGCAGCGTTCGATGACCCATCCGCACGAGATAATCCGTACATCAATCATCCGACCAAGGCAGGGCAAGGCGCATGCGTCACTCCGCGTACCTTGGAGAAAGCCTGTTACATCGCACAGCATCGTGGTGTGTTGGGCAACAACGTGACTATTACTGCGTTGGCGGGTGTCATTGGCGAGAGTGCAGCGCGGGACATGCAAGCGTTCTTCATGGTCGCAGACAAGTTGCCGACATGGGATGCCATCCTCGCATCACCCGCTATGGCTAAACTTCCCGATGATGCTATTGCCAAGTGCATCTGTGTGTATGGCGCGATCACTCGCGTCGAGAAAGATACGCTCAGTAAGTGGATGACTTACTTGCAGCGCATGGACAAAGAATGGCAAGCCCTGTTTGCCAAGTCGGTGATGAAGTCTCCGAAGCAAGCGTTCTGTGTGATGAACAAAGAGTTCAAGGACTGGGCGTTGGCTAACGAGTGGTTGTTCTGATCTATAAACACATGTTTACAGGAGTGCATTGTGAAACGCAAAACAAAACCGAAGTGGAAACTAGAGTTCTTAACTGAGAAGGAATTGCGTGGGTGGGTTGGCCCACGATGCAAGGAGCAACAAGCAGGATGCGTAGTTTGTGCTGCATGGACACGGTTTGATCTGATCAATCACATGCGGTGGGAAGACGCTAACACAAGAATCAAAATACAAAATGCGAGGAACGAGCGATGAAACTAACTGCTGAACAACGAGTACAACGAGCGCATGTCGCGCTCATGAATGATCCAAAGTATTGCCTGTTCTCTGGCGTGTTCATGTTGGGCAAGGTCGAGATACGAGACGACATTCCCACGGCATGCACCAACGGACGCGATGTGCTGTACGGACGCAAGTTCGTAGACAAATTGTCCGAGCAGGAACTGCGTGGTCTGATTCTGCACGAAGCCAAGCACAAGGCGTTCAGGCATCTCACCATCTGGGATTACTTGTACAAACAAGACGGACGACGCGCAAACATGGCGTGTGATTACGTCATCAATCTTCAGATCCACGACTCTGATCCCGAGGGCAAATTCGTCAAGTTGCCGAAGGGTGGACTGCTTGATGAACAGTTCCGTGGCATGGATACACCGACCGTGTTCAAGTTGTTGGAAGGCAAGTGCGGACGCAAGGGCAACCCCGAGGAAGGTCAAGGCGGCGGTGAGTCGGATGCTGGGTTGGATGAGCATGACTGGGAGGGCGCACAAGAGATGACGCAATCCGAGCGTGAGACTCTGGCTAACGACATTGACCAAGCACTACGACAGGGTGCAATCCTCGCGGGCAAGATGAAAGGTAACGTGCCGCGTGAGATCACCGATGCACTGACACCGAAGGTTGATTGGAGACAAGCGTTGCGGGACTTTGTTACGTCGCATTGTGCCGAGCGTGATGAAAGCACTTGGCGCCGACCCGCACGTAGGTGGATATCACAAGATGTTTACATGCCATCAAGTATCTCCGACACACTGGGTCGCATCGTGGTGGGCATCGACATGTCGGGTTCGATTGGTACTGACGAGATCGGTCAGTTCCTTGGCGAGTTGAAGTCTATCTGCGAGACGGTCAAGCCCGATGGCGTGGATATCTTGTACTGGGACACACAAGTGTGTCGGCACGAGCCATACGAGCGCGACCAACTGGACTCGCTGCTGCAATCCACCAAGCCCGCAGGTGGTGGAGGTACTGATCCGCAGTGCATCCCCGACTACATCAAGGC